GAATTTTAGAAAAATTTTTGGCAACGTACAAAAAAAACTCTTGCAGCACATCTTCTGCCAGATATGAATCGCCCATAATTTTGTAAGCGGTATGGTAGACCAGCCGTTTGTAGGTATTATATACATCTATAAATTGTTCTTCGCTGCTCCGGTCATCCAGAACTGCCAGATACATTGCCAGCATTTTCGCCCACATCCCTCTTATCGGGAGGAATTATGTCAATTTGACACAATTCCTCTCTGCCCATTCATATAAACCACCACGGCAGTTCCAGCCACAGGTTATCCATGGCCTGTTCCTCGGTCTTTTGGGCGCGGCCTTTTGTCAGGTGGAAGTATATCGCCGTACCGATCAAAGGATGTTCCTCACCATCGGTGAAGCCATAGCGGTACAGCAGATAGGTCTGCTCCCGTTGGGTCAGCCGTTTCAGGCCATCGTACAGTTCCCGGCGCGATTCCTGCTCTTCCATAATACTCTGCGGCTGCATGGCATAAGGGTCGGCTATGGCTTCGATGCGCCGCAGCTGCTCTTCTCCCGGCAGAACATCGTTCAGCGAAACGCGCTGGTAGCAGATACCGTCCTTGTCCTCCGTTACCATCCGCTGCTCAAAAGCGGCAAAGGCATCCCGCACCATGTCCATCATGGCGTTGCGGATGGCAGGAGCCGCATAGGTCAGGAACTTCATGCCGCGCGCTGCATCGAACTTCGGCACAGCTTTCCAGAAGCCCAGATTGCCCGCCTGTTTCAAATCGTCCGTGTCAAGGTTCAGGCCGGACTGTGCCAGATCCATGCTGCGGAAAAGGTCATTTGCCACCTTGCCAATAAAGGACTTGTTGTTTTCGATCAGGCTGTCCAGTGCGGTGGCGTCCCCTTTCTGTGCCAGCGCACAAAGCCGTTCATTCGTCTGCTTCATGGGCGTTTTCCTGCTCTGCGGCAGACTGCAAGATTCCCAGCAGGCCGTTCCGCAACTGTTCCAGTGCCTCCGGCGTGGCTCCTTCCATGCCCGAAACACTGTCCAACATTGCATCCGTCAACTGCTCTGCCGTAATCGTTGGGTGCTGCACATCCTGCCCTTTGGTCAATTCGGTGAACATTTTCTCTGCCGCTTTCTTGCTCATGGCTTCCTGTTCGGCGTAATGGCTCCCGATACCCTTTTTGATTTCCTTGATTGCCGCCATGAAGTACATTTCAATGTCATCAAGGTCGCCTTGGTACACAGGCTTTCTCCGAAGGTTGATGTCTTTTGCAGCCTTGGCTGCTTCCGGGGTCTTGACCTTTGTGCGCAGCAAGGTGCTCAATGTCGTGAGCATGGCGTTCTGTGCTGCGATGCCGGATGCAAAGGTATCATCAAAATACTGCGCTATGCGATAAGTAAGCTCTGCAAAGCGGGTGTTTTCCAGCAGCAGATTGACCACCTCTGCATTGACACGCCCTGTGTAGAGGTTCTTTGCAGCTTCTACGGACAAGCCCAGCTCGGCAATGTCGTAGTTCTTGCGGTCAGGGATGTTGGTTTCTCCCAGCAGGAAATCCGTGGACACGTTGAACAGCCTTGCGATCTTCAGCACCTGCTCATGGGTCAGGGTTCCTTTTGCACCGCTGATGAAGCGGCTGATGGTGCTTTTGGAGCAGCCGATTTCCTTGGCAAGCTCCGGTTGGCTGATGTTGTGCTCTTTCATCAAGTCCGCAAGACGGACGTTGGATGGTGCGGGCAGATATTCCTGTGCCATGTGGTCGGCCCTCCTTTTTGAGCTTTTTCCTCATTATAATACGCTCTGCCGTTTTGTTCAATATACGGTCACCTCTCCACCCTTGCTGTTGCAGCCCTGCAACCAGTAAGGGCTTTTTTCTTTTTCCGTTGCAGTTCTGCCGCTTTTTTGCTCTTTCCGCAAAATTCCCCGTATATTCAGGCACAAGGCAAAAAACACCAGAGTTCCCACACGGGGATACTCTGGTGCAACACATAACACCGCCCTGCCCGGTGGCCGCAGGGTGCGCGGTTTTGCATGCATCGAGCCGCTTGTCCACCCCTGCCCGTAAAAAGTGCATTTTTTCATGGAAGAAGTTCGTACAACCTGTACGGTCTGTACTTGTACGCACCCGTACGGCGAATTGAAGCAAATTAAAACGTGGTATCGTTTATATTTCGGATTCCTGTACGTCGTACAGACCGTACAGGTTATTTGAAGTCCGTACGCAATTTTTTCAGATGCGTACGGAGCAATCAAGTTCGCATTGTGCGAACTTGTCGGGGCGAGGCCCCTCCATCTTGCTGGCGCAAGACCGTTCGGTCACTTAAAAGCCCCACTGGGGCTTTCATTGCTTCGCAAACGTGAACTCGATTAACTCTCCCGCAGGAGACGTTCCCCCTCGGAGAGTCCTCGAAGAGCCCACTACACTTTGCAGCCCATAGGGATGAAAGTGTTATAGTGGGTTATTACACTTCCGAAGAAGTGCATCTTCGTTCCCGTCACCTTCCTCTGAACCCCAAAAGGAGGGATGCCCTTTGGCAAGAAATGATGGTATTGACCGCACAAGTGTCCGAAATCTCGCCGTTTCGGACAAGGCCGTTGGCAACACCCAGCAGCACAATGAACGTGAAAAGGACAGCTATCGGAACCCCGATATTATCCCCCAGCGCACCGCATGGAACGTCCATTTCAAAAAGCCTACCGCCAGCTACACCGACCTGTTCGCCCAACTGGAAGCCGCCGGAACCATCTCCACGCGCGGCCTGAAACCGGATGCCACCCACTACTGTGAGCTTGTCTTTGATGTCAACTCGGCCTACTTTGACAACCACGGCGGCTATGAGTTCGCCAAGCAGTTCTATGAGGATGCCTACAAAGCAGCCGTTCAGATCGTGGGTGGTGAGCAGTATATCCTCTCGGCAGTCATGCACGCCGATGAGATCAACCGCGCCATGACCGAAGCATTAGGCCGGGAGGTCTACCACTACCATCTTCATGTGGTCTATGTGCCTGTGGTGGAAAAGCAGATCCTCTGGTCGAAACGCTGCAAGGACAAGGCACTGGTCGGCACCGTCAAGGAGACTGTCATGCAGGTCAGCCGGAGCAAGAAGTGGGCATCCAAACCTCTGCTGGACGAATCGGGAAAGCCTGTTTTGCAAAAAAACGGCAAGCCTATCCTGAAGAAGTCGTACAGCGTCTTGCAGGACAACTTCTTCAATTTTATGCGCGCTGCCGGGTACACCGATATAGAGCGCGGCGAACGTGGCAGCACCGAAGAACACCTGACCGTCACCCAGTTCAAAGTTCAACGGGAGCAGGAACGGCTGGACAGCCTGACCGCCCAGATTGACCAGAAAGAGCAGCACCTCACCCAAACCAACAAAACCCTCTCCAAGACCGAAAAGGAACTTGCCGCTGTGCAGAAAAAGGCCACGCTCACAAAAGAAGCCCTCATTCATGCGCGCGATCTGGATTATATCGGCAAGCGCACCTTTCTCGGTAACTACTCACTGACCGAAGAAGAATTCTCCAAGCTGAAAAACAGGCCGACCACGGCTATATGATGGATGTGGAGAACCGCCGCTTGAAAGAAGAACTTTCCACCGCCAAGAAGGAAGCTGCTCATTGGGGTCAAAAGTATCATGAACTCTGGTATGAAGTGAAGCCCTATCTGGACGCTCTCCACCGTGCGCCCGAACTGGTGCGCGGCTTTCTGGAAAAGATTCTTGCCCCCAAGCAGGAGCGCACCATGAATGTGCAGCAGAAAAACCGCAAGCGTGGGCAGGATATGGAACTTTGATTTTCGGAGGATACCATTTGAACAAAAAGAAGAAGTCAAACAAATCCGGCTACCCGGATGAAGCAATCAAGACCCTTGCGCGTTGCTTTTATCCCTCCATGGTTGAGTTTTTCAACAGTGAGGAAGGCCAGCGTGAATATGAGGAATGGCTGAAAGAGCAGGAAGCACTACAAGCCTTGCCTGTTGCCGCATAAAAACAGCAGGACGCTCCCAGAAAAGGGAACGCCCTGCTTTACATAGATGTTTCTTACCGGGGTGTGTCCGCTTGGGCACACCTCTTATTTTTTTGCCCTTAATCTTCTAGCCCATGGCTCCCGGCTGCATTTTTCAAATATTCCTCCGGGTCACCGTTCAGAATCAAATCGGCATAGCTCAGCGGGTCATTGTAGATAAGGTAGTCCAATTCCGTCCTCTGCGCCATGGTCACGTCCAATTCATCCTCGACCCCGGTGCAGTCGATGGAAATTTTTCTTCCATCCCGGAGCAGCAGCTCCACGCAGTCAGTATCCATGTTGAACTTGCAGGCTCTTTCATCGTACTTCATAATCATACCCTCCAAATCTTGTTATTGGCTTACGCTCTACGACAAGGCATCGGAGGTTTGCGCCGTCCACGGGAGCCTTCATTGTTGTACCCGAAGAAAACGAAAAATCCGAACCCTTCTCCAATCGGAAACAGGTTCGGATTTTTCTTGTTTGGTGGAGGCGATGGGAGTCGAACAATTAAATTTGATATTGCTACGTCAAAAACAGGGTGCATTATGGCTCTATCACTTTGCATTTGCGCTTGTTGTGCGACTTGCAAAATATCCACTTGTGCTAGGGTACAAAAAATAGTGTTACCAGAAATGTTACCAAAATCAGCCCTGCGCTTTCTGAAAAGCTGCTGTTGTTGCGGCTGCCAAATCTTCACGCTGACCCTGCAATTCATGCCGGTATACACCGGATGTGTCCATGTTCTTGCTATGGCCCACGAGCATCTTCAGCTGGCTGTCAGTCAGGACGCTGGATTCGACACTGACAAAGGTGTGCCGCAGCTCGTAAAGTGAAACTTTCGGCTCAAGCCCGTTTGCTTCCTGATAGGATTCCCAGCGACGATAGAGCGCGTGTTCTGACGGGATCTGAAACAGCGGGGTATTGTAGTTCAGAAGTATACCTTGAGCCTTCAGAAGCTGCACCTGTGCCTCGTATGCCTCGCGAGCTTCCTTGCCCATGTCAAAAGAGCGGATTGCGTTTTCGTTTTTTCCGGTAGTCTGTTCCCGGTGCACGTTGATGCTCCGTCGAAGGTTGACCGTGTTCCCTTTGATGTCTCCATACCATAAGCCAATCAGCTCTCCGGGACGAAGGCCGGTGGAAACGGCAAAGCGATAGGCGTAGATGTACTCGTCAAATACCGGCTTTCCGTAGTAGGTACGGGTATCTACGCTAAACAGCACCTTCAGAGCGGTGGGTTGAAGAATTGTGCGTTTTCCCATTCTCGCATTCTTCGGGATAGACAGATCAGGATGCAGTGTCGTGTACTTGTTCCTTCGGCACCACTTGACAAAGGCGGTTTCCGCCGCCCGAATCGTCATAAGCGTTTTGCGGCTCAATGGCTTGTCTGAAATCGGCTTGCGCTGGTTCTTCTTCTGAGATCGCTTCCGAAACGAAACGTCGATTGCCTTTTGAAGGTCGCCCTCGGTCAGCTCGTCAATGCGGATGTTCCCGCAGGTCGGCAGGATATAGCAGTCCCCGTAACGCTGGCATTGCGTAACATAGGATGTGCCACAGGTGAGCTTCAGCTCTTCCACCCACTCTGAATAAAGGGCGCTGACCTTCTTTTTTCCGTCTCTGATGCTATCATCAAGCCATGCATCCGCTTTTGCGTTTGCTTCCCGTTGTCCTGTTCGACCCGGCGTACTGCTGTAAAAGCGCTTGCGGGTGCCGTTCTTCTGAACTGCGATGCACCAGCGCTTTTCCTTTTCGACCCAAAACGCTGTGTTCGTTCTCTTTTTCATCGTTCTGCTCCTTTCGGTTGAAATTGCAAAAACATCCAATTTTTTTGATACTTGTTGACAATAACAACTGTTTGATGTAGCATATGGTTGTGAGCAGTTGTTTTGTGAGCTTTGGAGAGGGCCACAAAACAAAAATGGAAACATGGAGGTGACACGCAGATGCAGGAGAAAACGGCTGTTCTCGAAAGCACTAAGGGTGTTGAGAGGGACAGGCAATATATGAGGAATGTATACAACACCCTCTCAAAGGATAACCGCAAAAAGCTGGAAGTATACGCTGCCGCGCTGCGAAGAACCCAGCTCGCACACGAAGGGGCTGATTGAAGCGGCTCCTTTGTACACTGGCCCTTCGGCTTTGCCGAGGGGCTTTTTTGCTTTAATAACGAACAAAGAACGGGATCTGCACACAGCAAACCCCGCTCTTACAAGTGAATGATATTCTACGCCACATGGCACCCCGTCATTCCCGGAGGATAAACATAGAACGAGGATTAACTTTTGTTTTCTTTTTCAAACTGAGCTTTGAGCAGTTCGTACATATTGACCATTGGAAGCTCGATTTTTCCATGATTAAGAACCATAGAGGACATAACCTCCATTTTTGAACGGGCAATGCCATACACCGCTGCAGAGCCGTTGAACCACAATTTTGTTTCAAAATCTTCGTCAGGTACGCTCTTATCAATCATAAACTTGCCGTGTATAACCATGTGATACTTGCAGGAAGCTTCTGAGCCATCCTGCAATGAATAAACGCCGTCAAGAATGAGCCTGACATAAGCAGCCTTCTTAGAAGGATCATCAATTGGAACTTGCTCACTGATAGAAACGGAGAGCTGATGCGTTAATTCACACTGCGACACAGCATCAATGATATTATTATCAAAAGAGCATTCCGTAAGAAAGCTTCCAAGATACTGAATGTCAGCTTCAAACTGCTTTGCATCCATTGTGTGCACCTCCGGTTGGCTTTTTAGGTGTTTCAGGGAACCGAATCAACCTTGACGAAGAAAAGTCAGGCGTTTTAAAAGCTGTGTTGTTTGCAGCATCAGACTTCACATTTTCAGGTTCGGTGGACATGATTCTTTCATCGGGCTTCAAAGGGCACTGTACCGACAGCCCCAAAGCATCGGCAATGTCAATCAAAGTGTCGATGGTATAGTTGCAATCCCCGCTTTCCCAACGGGAAACAAGGCTTTGTTTTACCCTCATTTTATCAGCAAGATCTTTTTGCGTCCAGCCTTTTGCCATGCGGGTGTCGTGTATCATTTGCTGAATTTGGATATTTACAACGGCCTTTGCAAGTTCGGCAGTAGTCATGTTTTTGGCTATGGCAGCGATAAGGTCAGACAATGTTGTTCTATGAGACATTTTCATTCTCCTTCCATAAGTTCTGCAAAACGCGTTTTAGCAATAGGTGTGTGGGTACTGTATTCAGTGTTTTTGTGTCCTTGTCTTTCGTAGAAAGAAGATAGCAAGTATATTAAACCATCTTTATAAACAAAGAAAACCCGAAGATTTGAAATTCCAAGTTTGAACCTCATAGCACAAAGGTTCTTTTGCCCTGCCAAATGTTCGATCGGTGCACCCGGAGGGCCAATTGCGGCTTCCCCATTTTCCACAAGCTGTTGAATATACGATGCTAAACGTTTGAAAAACTTATCCTCTGAACCTGATTTTGCAAGTAAGCCAGCAAGCTCATCTCGGAAAACATCATGAACAATAACTGAATTTCCATATTTTGCAAGCAACATCACTAGTTGCAGCAGTGTTTCAAGATCATTCAATATAACCACATCCTGTCTGCGCCTATGCTATTATATCACTTATAAGTGATATTTACAACACTTTTATACACTTTTACACTATTATTATAGTAGGATGTCTGTACTTTACGGCTTTTCTTTCCCTTGTTCCTGCCCAAGCAGGAGCAGCTCTGCATACTCCCTCAGTTTCCGTATACTTTCGGCATTCAAGCCCTCCATCAGGCGGTCAACGTCTGACTGGGGGGCTTTTTCTTTTTGCTCAGGGGCAGCCGGGGCGGGTACAGGGGAAGGATCATCTGTTTCACCGTTGAGGTATGCTACGCTGGTGTTCAACTCTGTAGCCCACACCTCAAGGATTTCGGGCTTCACCTTTTTGGTGCGCTTTAGGTTGCTACCGGCTTTAGACGGCAGGCCAACAAGGTCATAGAGGTGTGACTGCATCTTTCCCTGTTGCTTGCACAGGTGCACAAAGCGTTCAAATTGAAAAGTGTCCGGTTCAATTGGAGCACTATTGTCAGGAGAATGGGTTTCAGAAGTCGCTGCAGTTCCAATACCGGTCTTTAGATATTCAGTGCTAACATCAAAATACGTTGAAATTTTGGAAAGAGATGCCTTTGAGGGAATGGAACCATGTGACCATTGTGTTGTAGTGGCGTTTGAAAAGCCCATTTCACGAGCAGCAGCGGCAGGAGATACACCTTTTTGGCGGCAGAGTTCTAAAAATCGGTCGTAAAACATAGCAGCCCTCCGAAGAAAATTAGAAAAATTAGAAAAAACTATTTACATCTAAATCTAATAGTAGTATAATGATACACAGAGAACAGTATATCATACATAAATAATACTACTATATCAGTAAAAAATCAACAAGTGAGGTACAAAACATGAAAGACTTCAACCTGAAAATCTCCGAGATCAAGAAGGCAGAGCGGTTCGCAGCAAAGGAATCTGGCAAGACCTGCTTCCTTGCAGCTATGAGCTATTCCGGCGCTGATGTGTTCGGTTGGCAGGATGTGCTCTGCGAGATGGACAGCGCCGAGAGCGGCGAGTATGTCAGCACCGTTCACCTTTGCGTTTACATGAACGACCGCCGCCGGTCTTATGTGGCCCGCGTAATGCCCACTGTTTGATGATGAAAGGATGGCTGAACATGAACGCACTTTCTATCAACATCCCCTCCAACTTTGTTGCAGACTGCAATAACACCTTAGCGCGGTACTACGCCGCCCAGACCGATACCGAGCGCCGGGCGGTCCTTGACCGTCAGACTGTTGAAGGCCTGTGGTGGGCAATCAAGTTCGTCAGCAAGCTCTGCACCCCCTGCATGAGCGACAGGGAGCTGAAGCACGCAATCCGTCTCACTCACTTCCGTGGCTCTGTATGCCCGGAGTTTAAGGCTTGAAAGGGAAATCTATTGACCCGCCTGATGATGGCTGCCCGGCAGCAGCCGAAACCATCCCGGTGAAGTCACCGGGATGGTCGCGGGAGCCACCGCACAACACAATAATTTTTGGAGGTACGAAATATGTCTGCAAATGTTGAAACGATGTTCTATGTCCGCGAGAAGCCTTGGCACGGTCTGGGAACGATGGTGCAGGAAGCGCCCACCAGTGCTGATGCCCTGCGTCTGGCCGGTCTGGACTGGACGGTTGAGGCCCGCGATATGTGGCTGAACGGCGGTTATGAGCCGATTCCCGGCTACAAGGCGAATGTGCGCAGCTCTGACAACAAGGTGCTGGGCGTTGTCAGCGACAAGTACCGCATTGTGCAGAACGCTGATGCATTTGCCTTCACGGATGCCCTGATTGGTGGCGATGTCCACTACGAGACAGCGGGCAGCCTGCTTGACGGCAAGAAGATCTGGCTGCTGGCAAAGCTGCCCGATTCCGAAATCTGCGGAGATAAGACAGAGCCTTATGTCTGCTTCTCCAACACACATGACGGTTCCGGCGCTGTCCGCGTCTGCATGACCCCTGTTCGGGTGGTCTGCAATAATACCTTGAACCTCGCCCTGAACACGGCACAGCGGGCGTGGAGCGTGCGCCATGTGGGCGATATCAGCACCAAGCTGGTGGAAGCGCAGCAGTGCCTTGAGATGGCCGGAAAGTACATGGACGCTCTGGCTGAGCGGGCAGATCAGATGGCAAACACCACCGTATCTGACGAGCGCCTGCGGAAGATCCTTGATGAGCTGTTCCCTGAAGCGGATGACATGAGCAACATCCAGAAGCGTCATGTGCAGGAGATGAAGGACGGCTACATGGTCTGTGTGATGGCCCCCGACCTTGCAAAGTTCCGCAATACTGCATGGGGCGCGGTGAACGCCATGAGCGATTTTGTTACCCACAGCGCTCCTCACCGTAACACGAAGAACTATCAGGCCAACAACTGGAACAACGTCATGGGCGGTCATTGGCTGATCGATGCCATGACCAAGGCCGTTTCCCGGTAAATCAAAAGGCTGTGCTATCTGGCCTTACGGGCGCTTTTATGAACACACAAAAGTATTACGCATGGTATACCGTTTGGGACAGAAAAACGGGGCGGCTGCTATGCAGTGGTCGCCCGGCAGACTGTGCAAAAGCCCTCGGCTTTGCAAGCAAAAAATCATTCTGGGCCAGCATCAGGCACAGCCAAAAGCGCGGGCACCAGCGGAAATACGAAGTCCTGCGCGAGGAAATCAGAAAATCGGAGGTTGATTGAAAATGACCAGACGTGATGAAATTGACGCAGAAATCAGGAATCAGGCAGTTCGCCTGTATCCGCGCTGCACCGCCCTGTTTGAGCTGCCGACAATGGTTTACTGGCAGATCATGCAGGACAACACCCTTCGGCACAAGCCGTACAGGGTCAGTGAGGAACACTGCAAGAAGATCATTCTTGCAATGCCGGAGTTTGATTAAGGAGGGAAAACGATGGGAGATTTTATAAAAGGAATCCCGGTTGACCAGCTTGCTATTGTGGCCGGTCAACCGGGACTTATTGAAACGCTGAAGTTGATCACCGTATTTTGGGCCGCCGTTTTTATGGCAAACCACTTCGTCAGAAAATACACACCGGAGATTATGAGCTGGTATCCGCTTTATTCGACTGCTGTTGGGATTGTTTTGACTGTTGCTCTCTTATATCTCGCATCATGACGACGATATCATCAAGCAAATTAGCCCGTTGAGCGAAGCAGCAATCATTTGGATAGGCGTTTTCAATCAGCTTTTCAAAGAGAAGCATTTTTTCACGGATGTCTGTTGGCACATAGTACATTGCAAGCCTCGAATGCTCGCCAAAATCTCGTAATGTTTCAGGCGTTTTGTACTGTAATACAGCACCGGCAGAGCGAAGGTATCCATCATAGATCTCACGTTCACGCTTTTTGAGTTCTTCGCGCTCTTGATGCTTGTACTCTAACCGTTTCATTTCACGTTGATGCCAATTATTGCAGAGAGCTGTCAATATAGGGGAAATCAACGCGCAAAAAGCGACAATGAATGTGAGGAAAGCTGTCCATTCCGAAATAGAAGTTACAGGGTTCAAATTTTGCTCCATGTTTTTTACCTCCGTTCTTATTTGATTTTAACTCTTATTTGCAGTTTTTGCAAGGAAACGAGAAAATCCTATCACCGCATCTTCTACGAAAGAATGACCATCAGGCACCGGCTGAAAGGCTGGTGCTTTTTTACATCCGATGCGGTAATAATAATTAGAAATTTTAGAAAAACTATTTACATCTAAATCTAATAGTAGTATAATAGTTCACGTAGAGAGCACCACCAAACAAACAGGAGGAATAGAAAAATGAAGAAGTCCTACATCGTCGCAATCGACTACCGCGCAACCTACAAGCCCATGACCACCGATTACAAGGTTCTGGAAGCTGACAACCTGCTGGACGCAATGAGCGAGGCAGAGAGCTATCTTGACACCGAGAAGGTTTACCTGCTGAACATTATGCAGGCAGACAAGGCAGGCCACAAGGTCAAGGGGCTGCCCGGTATCAGGGAGAACACCTACATCGAACAGATCACCAATCGCGGCAATGGCTGGCACCGCACCGATGCCGCCCACAGCGAAACCGCTTGGAGCCATACAATGTGGGTGGACGAAAGCAAGAACGCCCAGCACATCGACAGCAACGAAGTTGCTTGAAGCCCACCTGATGATGGCCCTGCGGCAGGGGCCGAAACCATTTTCGTCACGTCACGAAAATGGTCGTGGGAGCCACCCACAGAAAGGAGATTCGATATCGTGTCGAAGTATTACACCACCAAAGAAACCGCCAAAGCACTTGGCGTTTGCTATTCGCGGGTCTTACAGCTTCGGAAGCAGGGTCTGCTGGATGCCTACTCTCACGGCGAGAAGGGCAGCAAGAGCAAGTTTTACTTCCGCGTTGAGGACGTTGAGCGCTACAAGCAGAGCCGGGACAACCCGGAGCAGCCGCCTTTGAGAAAGGTCAGCACAATGGAGACCGCCTGATGAACGGGCGGAACAAATACTGGCGGGAAGCCCGCTGGGACAAGAACCAGCCTGCACGGCTGGCACACATCAAAGAAAAGAGGTCGAAAAAGCATGATGAAGGTCGTACAGGGAACGTTTCAGCAGATTCCGTACTGGAAGCTGCGGGGCCGGTTCCACAGCTGCGGGTTCCGGGATCAGGAGATTGCAAATGCAATCGGCATCGGAAATGACACAATGAGCAAGCGGATGAACGGGAAGCAGCCTTGGACAAGCACTGAGATCGCAGAAATTTGCAAGACGCTTGATATCCCGCAGGATGAAATCGGGGAGCTGTTCTTCCCTACTGTTGAGAAAGGAGAATCCGCATGAGCAAACAGTACACCCTTGCATCCGAGCGGGCCGACGCACCCACCGGATGCGCGTACGTGGCACCGACGTTCTGGAACAAGTGGTTCCGCTGGGATGGAAGCCTGGCATCCGGCTGCTACCAGCTGGGCGGGCAGGTCAAGGACGAAAACCACACCGGCCTGCAGATTTTTGCAGATGGCGAATGGCACCCGGTCATTGGATGGACATTGGACAGCTGCGGCCCCGCAACTGACTATCAGGAGGTAGGAGCATGAAAATCAACCCGAACGCTCAGTTGAAAATCCAGCTGGGATCGGATGGCAACCCCAAAATTTACGCCTGCGGCACACAGATGGAACAAGCGGCTCTTTGCACCGCATTGGTCGCGGGAATCTGTATGGACAGCAAAGACCCAGCAGAGACAATCATCAACATCATGACAGCTGCCGCCGATCTTATGGACAGAATGGAGGAAACCCACCAATGAAGATTAAATCCTTTGTCTGGTACTGGCTGGCAATGGCCTGCTTTGTGGTAGGCCTGCTGTACGGCATGGGCGTTGAGGGCACTGCCCAGACACTGGGCACAGTCTCGGACGGCGCGTTCATCACAGCAATGGTGCTGATCCTGCTGGCAATCTTCTTTATGCGGCTGGGCTTCTACGCCGCCGATCAGGAGAAAAAGCGGAGCAAGAAGATTCACCATCAGCCCCAGAACACCGTGAAGAGCGGTAGAAAGGCGGGCTGAGCATGGCAGTCAACAACAATATGATCTACACCCGCGTCTGTGTTGACTGCGGGAAGGTGATGCACAATGTGGGCCGCCGCGCGGAGCGGTGCCCGGAGTGCCGCGCTGTACATATCAGGGTGAAAGCTCTCGAAGCGAGCTACCGGGAGCGCACAGAGCAACTTATCCGCCAGCAGGAAGAGCGGGCCGAGGCAATCCATCAGGGCCTTGTGGACGACAACGAGCGCTTTACTGCAAGCGCAGGCACCTATGGCAAAGGCCGCATCAAAGAGATTTTGGCCGCACAAAAGAAAAAGCAGCCCGCCGGTGCGCCAACACCGACAGGCTGCAAGGGTTGATGGATTTTACAGGTCACATCAACCCGAAGATAACACATTTTCGGAGGTTTTACAAGATGGAAAAAAATTATGTTGAGATTCAGGGCCGCTTTTCCAGTGACGGCATGTTTGTGGGCTGGAACTATGTCCCGGAAGTCATCGACAAGCTGATGAACGATGTCTATTCTACCCTCGGTCAAGCAGGAAGCCTGTACCGCCTGCGCGTCACGGTCGAGGTCGAAGATCTGGGTGCCGAGGTCAAGTTCGGGAAGCCTGCAAGCGAAACGCAGCACTCCCCTGCTCCGCAGCGTTTGACCGCTGGAAAGTTGATTCCCGCACCGGACATCTCCCCTGCCGCCATTGACCCGGCACCTGAGGTGGCAGTATGAATCCGATGTACGACCTTTCCCTTGACGGCTACGGCCCGGCACTTGAGCCGCCGGATGATTACTATTTCCTGCCGCGAGGGACAGAACAGACCGAAGATCAGGAGGATGAAGAGTAATGGAAAGCACAAGCATTTACGCCGCTCTGGCCGCTGTGCAGAGCGAACTCAAGGCCCCTAAAGGGCAGATGAACACCTTCGGCGGGTACAGATATCGTTCCTGTGAGGACATTTTGGAAGCAGTGAAGCCTATTCTCAAGGCTCATGACCTGCTGCTTACGCTCTCCGATGAACCGAAGGTTCTTGAGGGGTGGCACTACATCGAAGCCACTGCAAAATTGGAATCTCTGGATGGTGGCTGCATTTCCGTGAAGGCATACGCAAGAGAGCCGGAGCAAAAAACCAAGATGGACGCTGCACAGGTGACGGGAACATCCAGCAGCTACGCCCGCAAGTATGCCCTGAACGGCCTGTTCTGCATCGACGATACCAAGGATGCCGACACGGACGAGTATCATGCGGCAGAAGGTCGAAACCCCGCAGGTGTGAACAAGCCGCAGAAGCAGCCTGCTCCGAAGCGTGAAGCTCCTGCTCCGAAGCGTAATGCTCCTGCCCCGAAATCGCAGCCTGTACAGGAACAGCCCTTTATCTGCGCCTGCTGCGGCAAACCACTTCAGCCGGTGACCTATAAGGGCCGCACCGTGGAACCGGCAGAGACCGCCGCCAGCACCAAGAAGAAGTTTGGGCGCATCCTGTGCTGGACGTGTGCCCAGAAGCAGCCGAAGGAGGGCTGATCTATGCTGAACATGATCGCAATTATGGGCCGCCTGACCAACACCCCGGAACTCCGCACCACCACAAGCGGCAAGGAAGTCTGCTCTTTTGATATCGCCTGCGAACGCAGCTATTCTGCAAATGGCCAGCGCGAGACGGATTTCTTGCCCTGCGTTGCATGGGGCAAAACGGCACAGTTCGTGTCCCAGTATTTCGACAAGGGCAGCATGATCGCCGTCAATGGCAGCTTGCAGACCCGGAAATATCAGGACAAGCAGGGCAACAACCGCACTGCCTATGAGATTCAGGTGCGTGAGGTCAGCTTTTGCGGCTCGAAAGCCCCTGATAGCACGTCTACACGGGGGTTTGATGAACAGACGGAAAGTTATGCCAGCGAAGCTAGAAACGCTCAGAGCGCCCAGCAGGCGGCTGAGACCGGCACGGACGATTTTGCCGTTATCAACGACGATGAAGATTTGCCGTTCTGAGCGGAAGAAATGAGGGAGAGAAAAATGCTAGCAAAAAGAAATATTATGCCGGAAGAGGTGCGCAATGCAAAGCTTCTTCTTAGTAAGGGCCTGTCAGATGCAGAGGTCGCATCCATTATCGGTCGTTCCGTGTCGGCAGTTGTCAATATCCGCAACGGTGCATACGACTTCATGCTTGCGGATGTACCGAATGATACCCCGGATGATAGCCGGGTTTACATCCTGCTGAAATCTATCGACAGCCGCCTGTACCAGCAGAACGAGGACATGAAGAAGGCCATTGACCGGCTGACCGGCCTGAACAGTGCCCTTGTTGAGCTTCAGAACGAGATCAAGGTGTGCAGTTCCTGCATGACGGCAATGCTGGATGCCCTGAACGACCTCAAGCGCCAGAACAGCCCGCAGGCTGAACCGGAAGCCACCCCTACGAAGTATCCGGGCAAGGATTTTGAGAACTGGGGAGAGGTTATTCGCCGTGTTGAGGTCTACGGTGACAAGTTCATTGCGGACAACCTGCGCGGAACCAAGGCCAGTCTGGACGGCGTTACGCTGTATCTGGCCTGCACCCCCAGCACGAAGAAGTTCCTCAAAAGCAGCGCTGTTGCGATCCCCCGCATCAAACAGCAGTGCCGGAACGTTATCGGCTACGGCGTTGAGGTGAACGTCGTTGACCTGTAAATCGCACATAATCGCAAACATCGCAAATGCGACAGATGCGAGAAAGGGGGTGTATCATGGCGAAGAAGTTAAAATCGGTTATCCTTTTCTCCGAATGGAAACGATCACTTGTGAGATTGTCTTTGGAACAAAAGGGAATGCTCTTGGATGCTCTTTTAGACTATCCTGATAAAGGAGACCCAGCTTTTGACGACCCGCTGCTTGATACTGTATGGCTTTTTATTGGAAACACGCTTTCCGAAAACGAACGAAAGTACGAAGAAACCAGCAAAAAGCGAAGCGAAGCCGGGAAGCGTGGAAATAAAAAGCGATGGGGTGCGACAGATGACATCGCAAACATCGCAAATGCGACAGATGACATCGCAAACATCGCTATATCTAAATCTAAATCTATATCTAAATCTACAGATACTAAAGTATCTGATAGTAATAGCGCTGAAGCGCTGCCCCCTACCCCCAAAAGCAGGTTTTCACCGCCAGATGTTGAAACGGTGAAAAGTTACTTTGCGGAGAAGGGTGGCACAGAAGCGCAGGCTATTCGGTTCCATGCCTATTACGAATCCAACGGCTGGAAGGTGGGCCGGAATCCCATGAAGAACTGGAAGGCAGCAGCATCCGGGTGGATATCCCGTGATAGGGATGAAGCAAAAAAGGCGAATGCCCCGCGCAACCGGGCGTTCATGGCAAGCCGCCCGGCAGAGGAAGCCGAAAATGCAAAGAATTTTCTGGCAGACGCAGCCCGGCGAAGGCCATTAAAAAAGCAATAGCCGGTACATACGCGCTCAGGCCGGCATACGCGGCCCTCTGAGCATGGTTTTAGGGTAAACCGGCAAAGTTTATACCACAAAACGCAAAGCGCCGTTCAGGGCCGTTTCTCGTGCTCTGAACGAATGGAGGTAAAAAGCACTATGAACCTGTATGAGATCAACTCGCAGATTTTGGACTGCATCGATCAGGAGACCGGCGAGGTTATGGACATCGACCGGCTGGAAGAGCTGAACATGGCAAAGGCCGAGAAGGTGGACAACATCGCCTGCTGGGTAAAGAATCTCGAAGCCGATGTTGCGGCCTTTGAAGCGCAGGAAAAGGCTTTTGCTGACCGCAAGGCAGCCGCAAAGCGCAAGATCGACAGTCTCAAGCACTATCTGACCGATGCTCTGGGTGGGAAGAACTTCAGCAGTGACCGGTGCGCGGTGAGCTTTCGCCGCAGTAAGGCCGTCTGCGTGCTGGATGAAGCTGCCGTCCCTGCCGAGTACATGACCGAGATGACCACCCGCGCACCCAACAAGACGGCCATTGCGGCCCTGCTCAAGACCGGCACGGCAGTGCCCGGCTGTGAGCTGGTGGAACGTGTAAACCCGTCTGTAAAGTGATGGGGGAAGGATCGCAGGCCGATATCACCACTGCCCCCCCGTGAAGCGGTAAGGCTGCGGGCGAGCGAGCCGACAAGGAAGGAGATTACAAAATGAGCGAATTTATCGACCGCGAAAAAGCCATCGCAAACATTAAAGCAGCATATTGCTGTGGCTGCGAAAATTACAACGGCGTAAAATGCCGTGCGTGTCAGATTATGGACGCGATGGATGTGCTGGAAGATGAACCGGCAGCCGTCCCTGATGTCCAGCGTTGGCGCAAGACCGCAGAAGAGCCGCCGACTGAAAAAGATTCTGCGCACGGAAAAGTTCTCGTGAAGTACATGGATGCGACTTTTGCTCAATCAGCAACGTGGGACATCGTGGCAGGTGCACCGGATACTTTTCCTCTTTGGATGCCGATGCCTGAACTGCCGGAGGAAAAACGCTCATGACATTAGGATTTACGATGTTCGCCGCAACGTTTATGGTTGCTGTTGTTGCAGCTATCATGGCAGTCTGCTATGCGCTTGTCTGGCTGCTGCGCGATCACCCCATAGCTCTTGCAGCAACTACCGCTTTTATGATTTGGATGCTTGCTGTGGCTCTGATCTACAAAGTAGGAGGTGCGCCGTGATTGAAGTCGAACAGCTTTCGCTTTTCACAATGCTGTCCCCTGTTCCGCCTGCCGTAGCAGTCTGCTGTATGGATGGAAGCCGGGTTGATGCTACACCTGCAGAAAGCTGGATGCAGCGGCTTGTGCAGGGCGGTGAGTATGTCGTTCAGGTCGCTAGTCATCCGATGGTGCTCAGACCGGCAGATGGCCCTGCAGACGGCGTTCCGGCAGGACACCGGTATTATCACTATACCATCGGAGAACGCCTGTTCTCGGGCGTATTTGTGGGAAGAGAGAGGGTGAGAACATGAGCAAGGAAAATATGGGCCGGAATGCCGAGCACTATGCAGACCCGACACCGACCGCGGCCATGCGCAACATCTGCCGGGACGAGTACCAGAAGGAAGCCGCCCGGCTTGACAGAATCGGAGACATCGTTCCCCTGCTGCGCCAGATGGCCGGTATCGCAGGGTTCGAGATCATAGGCCGCATCCCGCTGAGGGACAAGGCCACCGGAAAGGAGTACAGGTAATGGAAAGAGCTGAAGCGATTATCGCCGCCTGTCGCGATACGATGTTGACCACATTGGAAAAGATCGGCGGCCAGAGCCTTATTTGCTCGTGGACCCGTCATGACGGCTCCGTCGTGAAGCTGGCGCTGGAAATCAGAACGAGCGATCAGACCACGATCGGAGACGCTATCCGGGACATGGATGACGAAGAAATGGCCCGGAAGCTGGTTCCGGCGGTTCTGGCCTTGTGCGACGACGGCGCGCCGTCCGAAGATACCGTCCGCGACTGGCTGGAACGCCCGCAAAGCGATCTCAAGGTCTGAAATACAAACACAGTTACATAAACCGCTGCTGATTATACAAGTAGCGGCACGGAGGATGAATACATGTCACAGCATTACAAGATTGACTGCGACAAGGTGGAGGACCGGAAAGCGCTGGTCGTCGTCCTGTCGATGAACGGCTACACCGTCCGCGTGGGAAAGGAAAAGCGCAGCGGCAAATCTACTTTGACCTATTTTGTGGAGTATTGGAGGGGCGACGATGAATGATCAAGCGAAATCCAACCCTGAAACCGACACTATGAGTCCGGAGGACATGGCCCATTATTTGATGGATTTTTGCCATTGCCATTTGGCGGCTGGAAATGGCTGCCCGGGGTGCCCGTTCGATAAGCCGACCAGTAACGATGGCGATGGAGAATGCCGTCTCGGTGTTCCTTCCGACTGGGACTTTTGAGAAGGAGAAGTGAAGCATGAAAACCGAAAAGAGAGTGGCCTGCTTTGTCGTGTCAGCAGCATTGCTAATTGTGACGCTGTGGTTTACATCCTGTAGTTCGACATCTGCTGATGCTGAAACTAAAACTGAAGCTGAAACTGCTGACCACCCCTGCTACCATGTCACGGTCTACTCCCCGGCAATTGAAAAAGTTGGCTATGCCGGTAGGCGTAAGCCGAAGTACACCATTACCGTGGAGGACTTCAGAGAGCTGCTGCCGAAATCATACGCTTGCAGAAAGCAGTATCACCTGCTCCGCATCCCTCTTGGAGATGGCCGATTTGAGCTGGTATCCACATCTCTGGTGGAGATCGAGTATTACTGAAGGGAGAGGTGCGAGCATGAAAGCTGTGCTTTTGAGCATCCAGCCGGTATGGTGCAGCAAGATCGTCCTGAAAGAAAAGACCGTGGAGGTGCGCAAGACGAAGCCGGAGGACGTGAAGACTCCATTTAAGTGCTACATCTACTGTACGAAAGAGCGGTCGAAGATGGGCTGGCTGCGAATCGTCCCCGGCAAAGGCTGGCAGCGGTTGGATGGTACGGTCATTGGCGAGTTCGTCTGCGACAAGATTTGGGAGCTTGCACCGATATGCCGCGCCCCGGATGATGTCGAAGAAATGGCTTGCATGGACCGAGACCGCATTGTCCGCTACCTGAGCAAGTGCCGCGGATGGGCGTGGCATATCTCCGACCTGAAGATTTACGACCAGCCGCGCGAACTGCGGGCGTTCACAGGCTTGCAGAGTACACGGTTCGGTATGTGGCCTGTGGAGATCACTCGCCCGCCCCAGAGCTGGTGCTATGTGGAGGAATTGAGCAGTGAATAACAGAAGAACGGCGGACAGTATTCGCCGCAGCTATACCGGTGCCCGAAGCCGCGCAGAGGGCGCTGGCTTTGAAAGCATCATTGACAATGCCTGCGCCTATTACAGATCCATCGGCCTTGCAGACATCGAAAAGACCCCGGAACCGATGCGTCCGATCGGAAGCCCAGACCGTGCTGGCAGGTTCCTTGCCTGCTACACGAAACAGGCCCAGCCGGACTACAAAGGCATTCTCAAAGGCGGAAGAGCCATCAATTTTGAAGCGAAGCACACAGACAGTGACCGGCTGACCTTTGATCGTGTGTTGACCGCGCAAGCGCTTCGTTTGAGCCGCACAGAAGCCCTCGGAGGTGTCGCCTTTGTACTATGCTCATTTAGCGGCAGATACTTCTACCGCGTTCCGTGGGCCGTTTGGCGCGACATGAAGAGCCTGTTTGGCCGAAAGTACATCACCCAATCAGACATTGAAATTTACCGCGTCCCGTTTGCAGCACCCGGAGTGCTGCTGTTTTTGGAAGGAGTAAAGGAGGAACAATGATCCGCACATGGACATCTGAAAGCGAGAACGAAAAGCCACCTAAGAATGAAAAGGCCCAGCTGGTGCGGGCATGGTTTGAACGACTGCCAAGAATGCGGGCACAGATTCAGCAGCAGGAAGAGCGCATTGTAGATCTACAGTGCATCGCTACCGCCACCACATCCAGCGTTTCAGCTGCACCTGGTCGTTCTGGAACCAGTGACAAGGTGGGGAACGGTGGCGCGGCCATTGTGGAAGCAGAGGAAAAGCTGGCTGCCCTCAAGTGCGAGTATGTGGAGATGCAGAAGGCGGCCATTGATACGGCATATCTGCTGAATGCTGACACGGCATCCATCCGCCGCAGCAAGTGCATCATCCTGTGTTATGTTGAGGGTAAGACCCGTGAGCAGGCCGCCGCTGAGGTGGGCTTTGCACAGGCACACACGGCATCCAGAGCCATCACAGTAGGGTTTGAAGCCCTTGCAGAGATCTGGGAAGCAACACCTTTTTGCGATTTTGACGAAAGTGCATAAAAAACGCGTGATTTTTTGTACAGCTTCGGGTATGTACGCGGTATGTACAGAAACCGTGCGAAAGTGATTGAATAGTACCATCGGCAATGCCGGAAAGGCAAACCGATACACGCAGTCTCCGAAACGAACCTCCATGATAATTTTCCTCCTTTTGGCTTTGCATGCATTTTTCTCTCTTCCGTTTCGCGGACTGCTCTATGCGATACACTGAAACAAAGGCAGCCTGCCGCTCATGAGAGACAGGAGGCGGTTCGATTCCGCCGTATCGCACCGTATGGCGCATGGACTAGACAACCCGCAAGGCCGCACGTGCAACCTCCCGTGCCAAGAAAAGGCCTTAGAATCCTTGCCAAGGTGTAGCTTTCCTGACAGGATGTGCGCCAACCAACAGCCCCGGCGGCGAACCGGAGCTGTTTTTATATGGCCGCCTGAGCGCAGTTTGGAGCGCGGCGCGTGTGTGTAGACACGGCTGGTTCGATTCCAAGGGCGGCTTTTATACTCCGGTAGCTCAAGTGGTAGAGCAGCGGTCTCCAAAACCGCATGTTGCAGGTTCGATCCCTGCCGGGAGTGCTTGCGTGCCCTATGAGGGGGCCGCGCAATAGCGGGGCATCCGGCCGCGAAAGTTCCGGATGCAGCAGCGCCCACCGTTTGACGCATGTCCAACGAACTGAATGCACGGGTGCTGCTTATATGCCGCTATAGCTCAATTGGCAGAGCGCCGCCCATTTAAGGCGGGACAACGTTGGTGACACCACGGGAACATCACTGCACAGCCAACCACTGCGCACATCCATTCCGTGGGTGCTGGTTCAAATCCAGCTGGCGGCACATTCGATATTTTGACCGTTCGGATTTTCCGGGCGGTTTTTCTTTTGCATGGGAGGAGAATAACATGATTCAGAAAGAACTGCTGAAATTACAGGTCGAAGATCTTGTTCCGTATGAGAACAACCCGCGCGTGATCTCCCCGGAAGCTGTGAACGCCTGCGCGGAAAGTATGCGGCAGTGTACCGCGCTTGACCCCATTGAGGTGGACGAGAACAACGTCATTCTCAGCGGACACACCCGCCGTCTTGCTCTGATGCAGCTCCATGTGGACATGGCCGACGTGGTGCGATACACCGGCCTGACGGAAGAGCAGAAACAGAAATACCGCCTGCTGGCGAACAAGACCGGCGAAATGACCGGCTGGGATTTCTCCAAGCTGGAACGGGAGCTGCTTGAAGTCGATTTTGGCGACTTCGACTTTGATTTTGACATTCCGCAGGACGATGATGCCGGCGTATCCTACATTGACAGCCTTATGGAGGACGGTTTCACAAAGGCTTCGGAAAAGAAAGAATTTTCCGTGACCTTCACGTTCCCCGTTGAGTGCGAGGAAGAAATCAAGGGATACATCAGCGAGAACACGAAGGAGCCGCTTGAAAAAGCCATCTTGAACTGTATTCGCGGCGTTATGGAGGATGAAGATGCCTAACTGCGGGTCGCAATGCTGGTTGTGCGATATGCCTATCCGTTTCGACACCTACAAGGGATGCACGCACGGCTGCAAATACTGCTTTGTGCAGCGGAACGGAAAGTATGACATCAGCAAGGTGCAGAAAGGTGAAGGCGTGAAAGCCCTCATGAGCTGGATTCAGGGAAAGCGAACGTCTGAGACCAACTGGTGTGACTGGAATATTCCGTTGCACTGGGGGGGCGTGAGCGACCCTTTCCAGCCTTGTGAGCGCTATTACCGCATGAGCTACAACGCTCTGCGCGTCTTTGCTGAAACCAAATACCCCTTTGTTGTTTCGACAAAGGGAAGGATCATCGCAGAGCCTGAATATCTCGAACTGCTGAAGAAGTGCAACTGCGTTGTGCAGATCAGCATGGTGTGCAGCAGCTATGACAAGCTCGAAGAAGGCGCACCATCGTTTGAAGAACGTCTGGAAATTGCGAGAAAGGTTGCTCCGAGTGTGAAGCGCCTGATCGTCAGGATTCAGCCGTACATGCATGAGGTATACGGAGAAGTTTACGAAAACCTTGAAAAGTTCAAGGCAGCTGGTGCCTACGGCGTTATTGTCGAGGGCATGAAGTTTGCAAGCAAAAGACCGGGCCTTGTTAAGGTTGCGGGGGACTATACCTATCCGAAAGCCCTGATCGAGGGCGATATTCTTAAGCTGAAGCAGAGGGCGCATGAACTTGGCCTTGCTCTTTACAGCGGAGAAAACAGAACAAGAGAACTGGGAGACAGCCTTTGTTGCTGCGGTGTCTCTGACCTTCCCGGATTCAAGGTGAATGAGTATAACCTGAACCACCTGCTTCATGGTGGGAAGCCCGCAAAGACCCCTCAGATGCAGAAAACTGGTACAGCGATGTGCTTTCAGTCGCTGTACCAGAACACAGCCAATTCCAGAAGGCTCAGAGGGGAAAGCTTTGAAAGCGAAATGCTCAACGTCTACAAAACGAAGCGTGACTATGTGAACGAGACCTTTGGTCTGAAATGAGGTGATCTGCGATTGGCCGCAAAGGTAAGTATGAGCAGTGGTTAGAGCCGGAAGGGTTGACGCTGCTTCGTGGATGGGCTAGAGACGGCCTGACGCAGGAACAAATAGCTCAGAACATTGGAATACACCGCGATACCCTGAATGAATGGAAAAGCCGATTTCCCGACATTTCCGACGCTTTAAAAGTAGGGCGGGAAAACGCTGATTACATTGTGGAAAATGAGCTGTTCGAGAGCTGTAAGACACGCACCGTGACCGTAAAAAAGCCCATCAAGTTGAAAAAGGTCATGGTTGATGGAAAAAAGCGGCTTGAAGAAGAACGCATTGAGTATGCAGAGGAACAGGTCGTTGTGCCTGCAAACGTCACGGCCCAGATTTTTTATTTGAAAAACCGGAAGCCAGACAAGTGGAAGGACAAACCGCAGGAGAACACGACCGAAGCCCAGAATAACGACATGCAGACCCTTGCTGATCTGCTGCAGCACCCCGTTCCAGACCGTGACATCAAGGACTTTGAAGAATGAACATCCCTGCACCTTTTTCACAAAACCAGATGCGTTTCTTCTGGAACTGCTTCGACCACTGGTTCAATGTGGCTGAGGGCGGCAAACGCGGCGGCAAGAACGTGCTTATTACTATGGCCTACTGCACCATCTTGGAAAAGCATCCCAGCAGGATACACCTCATTGCGGGCGTATCCACTGCGACGGCCCGGCTGAACATTCTGGACTGTGACGGCTTCGGACTGAAAAACTATTTTGAGGGCCGCTGCCGTGAGGGCACCTACCAGAACCGCGACTGTCTGTACATCCAGACTGCCACCGGTGAAAAGGTGGTGCTGGTGTCCGGTGGTGGCAAAGCCGGTGACGAAAAGCTGATCAAGGGCAACACCTACGGCACCGCGTACATCACCGAAGCCAATGAATGCAGCGAAACTTTCATCAAGGAAGTATTCGACCGTACCCTGTCCAGCCCGGACAGAAAGGTATTTCACGACCTGAATCCCAAGGCAGAGGGTCACTGGTACTATGAAAATATCCTGAATCTGCACGAAAAGAAGCAGAACGAGAACCCAGAATACGGCTTCAACTATGGGCATTTCACAATTGCCGATAACATGAGCATTTCGGACGACCAGCTCCGGGCTGTGCTTGCAACCTACGACCGCAGCACGGTCTGGTATGCCCGTGATATCCTCGGTAAAAGGAAAGCTGCCGAGGGCCTTGTATACCCTTTCTTCTCCGCCGGGCAGGACACCTACCTCTTTCACGGTGATGCTTCCCACATCGATGGGCAGTTTTACGTGTCCATCGACTACGGCACGCACAACCCCTGCAGCATGGGCCTGTGGGTCATTCATGATGGCAAGGCCCTGCGCATCAAGGAAAGCTATTTTGACAGCCGTGCCGAGCGTGTGCAGCGCACGGACGAAGAGCACTATGCCGAGCTGGAACGCCTGACCAAGGGTTATTACATTCAGGCTGTGGTGGTTGACCCGTCCGCTGCTTCCTTCATCGAGACCATCCGGCGGCACGGCAAGTATCTGGTGATCCCCGCTGATAACGATGTGCTGAACGGCATCCGCTGCGTGGCATCCCTGATGCAGGCCGGGCTTGTGACCATCCACGAAAGCTGCACGGCATCCCGCCGGGAGTTTGGCCTGTACTCGTGGGATGACAAAGCCAAAGAGGACCGCGTCGTGAAGGAGAACGACCACGCCATGGACGACATCCGCTATTTCTGCTATACGATACTGGCCCCGCTGATTCGCTGGGCAGACTGGAGACGAAAATAATGTTTGATAGACTGCTTTTCTGGCTGCGGGAGAAAGCGCGGCTGCTGTTCGGTGAAAATACCACCGTCAGCGCCAGCGTGTCCTACAGCATGGAGAATGCGATCATCCTGTGGGCGCAGATGTACGATACCGGCGGGCCGTGGTGCCACGGCGGCAAGAACACCCTGCACAGCCTGAAGCTTGCCCAGAGTGTTGCATCGGAGCTGGCCCGTCTGACCACGCTTGAAATGGAATGCATTGTTTCCGGCAGTGCCCGCGCCGACAGCATCAACACCATGCTGCAGCCTTTCATTGCAGATCTGCGCACCCCGGTGGAATACGGCTGTGCGCTGGGCGGCATCCTGTTCCGGCCCTTCCTCGATGCAGAGGGACGCATCCAGATCGATGCTGTGCAGGGGGATTGCTTCTGCCCTACCCGCTTTGACAGCTCTGGCCGCATGACCGGGGCTATTTTTTATGACCATCTGGTGCGTGGCAACCGCATTTACACTCGTCTTGAAGATCACGAGTTTTCCGGCAGCACGTACAGCATCACGGTCAAGGCGTTCCGTTCCATGACCAGTGCAGACCTCGGCATTGAAGTCCCGCTGACCGATGTTCCGGAATGGGCTGCGATCTCGCCGCACACCGAGTTCTCCGATGTAGACCGTCCGCTTTGGGGCTATTTCAGAGTGTCCAGCGGCAATTCCACTGATCGGCACTCCCCGCTGGGCGTGAGCGTCTATGCCGCTGCTGTTGACACCATCCATGATGCCGATGAACAGTATGGGCGGCTGCTGTGGGAGTATGACGGCGGGCAGCTGGCCCTTGACGTTGACCAGACCGCCCTGCGGCCCGACATCAACGGCGAGAGCGTTATGCCGCAGCGTGAGCAGCGCCTTTACCGCAACTGGCTGAACGGCAGTTCCGGGGCCAATGGCCGGAACCTCTACGAGGTGTTTGCCCCTGCCCTGCGCGATGAAAGTTATCGTAGAGGGCTGGATACCATGCTCAAGCGGGTGGAGTTCCAGTGCGGCCTTGCCTACGGTACCCTGTCCGACCCGCAGAACGTGGACAAGACCGCCGAGGAGATCAGGAGCAGCAAGCAGCGCAGCTACACTACCGTCAAGGATCTGCAGCGGGCGCTGGGCAATGCGCTGACCGATCTGGTATACTCCATCAGCAAGCTGCTGGATGCCCAGTGGAACAGCGGCGCAGCCGTTTCCCCGCCGGGCGACTGCAACGTGACCTTTGACTTTGACGACAGCATCATCTCTGACCCCAAGGAGCGCAAGCAGATGTACTGGGGCTACGTTACCGCAGGCAAGTTCCCCTTCTGGCGGTATCTGGTGGAGTTTGAGGGCTACAGCGAGGACGATGCCAAGGCCATTGCCGCCGAAGCGGATGCTGAGAACCGCAGCCCTGAAGCCCTCACCTTCGGGGGTGCCTGATGCTGCCGCCGTCTTATCTCGACCAGATGCCGGATGCATTTGTGCAACTCTGGCAGCAGGTCGAGGACGCGATCTTACAGGACGTTGCCCGGCGCATCGGCAAGATGGACGCCGTGACCCCCACCGCTAACTGGCAGCTGTGGCGCTACCAGCAGACCGAGGCGCTGCGCAACGACGTGGTGAAGCTGCTGGCGAAGTACACCGGCAAGAGCGAAACGGCCATCCGCAAGCTGCTTTTGCAGGCCGCCACCGAAGCCATGGAGCGGGAGGATGCGATCTATTACCACTACGACATGGAGCCGCCCCCTTTTGAAGAGAACGCTGCCCTGAACAATCTGCTGGATGCCGGCGCGCGGCAGACCTGCGGCACATGGCAGAATCTGACCGCCACCACGGCAAACACCGTCACAGGGGCCTTTGAGCGCACACTGGACGCTGCATGGCTCAAGGTGAGCACCGGTGCCTTTGACTACAAAACCGCCGTAAAACAGGCTGTGGACAGCCTTGCTGACGAGATGCCCATGGTCACCTATCCCAGCGGCCACACCGACAGCATCGAGGTGGCCGCACGGCGTGCCATCCTGACTGGCGTGAACCAGACAGCTGGCAAGCTGCAGGTGGCCCGCATGGACGAAATGGGCTGCGAATTTGTGGAGACGACCGCCCACGGCGGTGCCCGTCCTTCTCATGCAGAGTGGCAGGGCAGGCGCTTCCACCGGGGTGGCGCTGTGGACTACAAGGGCAGGCACTACCCGGACTTTGAAGCTGCCACCGGCTATGGTACCGGCGCAGGCCTTTGCGGCTGGAACTGCCGACACCAGTTCTTTGCCTGCTTCCCGGAGCTGGGCGACCCGCCCCAATGGACGCGGGAGCAGCTGCTGGAGCTGAACGCCCGGGACATCGAGTGGAACGGCAAAAAGTACACCGCCTACGAGATCTCCCAGATGCAGCGTGCCCGGGAGCGGAACGTCCGCCGCTGGAAAAAGCGGTATCTGGCCGAGGACGCCGCCGGGCTAGACCTCACCGACGCCGCTGTTCGCCTGAAAGCGGCCCGCCAGAGCCTGAGTGATTTCACCAAGGCCACCGGCGGCAGAGTGGACAGCGCCCGTGTCAGCGTGCCGAAGTTTGGCCGGAGTGAAGCCAGTAGGGCAAGTGCAAAATCTCAGGCGCATCACACCGACTGGCTCAAGTCTATCAATGCACAGAGTACCAGCCTGAATACCGTTGCAAAATATTATGATGCACGGTATAATAATACCGAAGAATATCGGTTGCTGATGCAATATGCCAACAGCGTAAAAAGTGGCTGGCTTTCGCCGCTTGCAGGTTTTGACCTGTACAAGAGTACGCACGAGCGCATCCAGACCGAGCTTGTGGGCAAGACTACTGCGGATGGTACTGTTATTACTGGACATACCGCCCATTTCATGGAGCGTATGTTCGGCACATTGGTCGACCCCGATAAGTTAAAATATGACCTTAAAATCATCCGGCGAAGCGGTGTTGGCTATGAAGCCATGCGTGATACCGTTTTGAATCCTGAGCGCATCAACCCTGTAAAAACGGATTCAAGAGGAAAGCGAAGCGTGCGCCTTATTGGCAAAGCGATCGTCACAATAAACCCAGACACGGGACAGCTGATTCAGCTGAATCCAAGGAGTGAGCAGAAATGACCTTTTGTTTTGAAGATTTAGATCCTGATTCCAAGGAGTTTTTGAAGAAGCATGTTCCCAGCGCTGTAAACTGCAGGAGTCTGGACGAGCTTCTTTTGGAGCTTGATGATTTCATCACATCGACCTTTGACGAGAATGACGAGCCGACAGCTCTTTCTCGTGAGGGCGAAGCAGTGTACGACAGAATCTACTGTTGCACGCCGTAATTCATAACATCAACTGAACCACGATGCACACGCACCGTGGTTTTTTGTTACCCATTTTCAAGCACTGTGCAAAATTTGCCCAGTGCTTTTTTCATGCCGTTTTAGCTCATGTCGGAAGAGCGCCGGTCTCCAAAACCGGAAGCGGCAGGTTCGAGTCCTGCAAACGGTGCCATGCGGCGGGCGGCGCGTACCCCGCCCACGACCGAATACTGACAGAGAACAGTGTAAAAAACTGAGGTCTCACACACGAAAGGAGTTTCCACCATGAAGCGTGAAGACGTGAAGAACAAGATCCCCGGCATCACCGATGAACAGCTGAACTGGATCATGCAGGAGAACGGCGCAGACATCAACCGGGAGAAGTCTGCCGCAACGGCCCTGCAGACCCAGCTGGACAACGCAAACGCCCAGCTCAAGACCGCACAGGACGGCCTGAAAGCCTTTGACGGCGTGGATGTGGCAGGCCTGCAGGAACAGGTCACCAAGCTGAAGGCCGACATGAAGGTGCAGGCCGAGGGCTTTGCCTTCGATAACGCCCTGAATGCCGCCATCATGAGCAAGAAGGGCCGCAGCGTCAAAGCAGTGCGGGCTTTGCTGGATCTGGACGCCCTGAAGGGCTCTGCCGACCGCAGCACCGACATCGCAAAGGCGCTGGACGATGCCGCAAAGGCCAACCCATGGGCGTTCGGCGAGGACGGCGCAGCCGGTGTGGCTGTGGTCTCCACCGGCGCCGAGCACGGTGCCCCGCCCGCCAACGACAGCGATGGTGTGGAAGCCGCTTTCAAATCCCTGAACCCTGAACTGAACCTGTAACAACGAAAGGAGATTTCTATGGCACATGCAAGTCAGGAGCGTTATTCCGCTCTGGTAGATGCAAAGCTGCGTGCGACTCTGGTCACCCGCGACAATACTATCTTCAACAACCGCTACGAGGGCAGCCCCAAGGCCGGTAAGGTCAAGATCCCTGTCCGCGACACCGAGGTGGCCGTCAAGGCCTACGACAAGGCCAACGGCGTGGATGCCGATGCAGGCACCACAACCTATCTGGATCTGGACATCGACAACGACGAGGCCGTGAACGAGATCATCGACGGCTTCGACGCTGCATCCGTGCCCGACGGCATCACCGCCGAGCGTCTGGACAGCGCAGGCTACTCCATGGCTCTGTCCATCGACAAGAAGTCCATCGAGGCGCTGCAGGGCGCAGCGGGTGCCAACATCAGCGCCACCAAGACCGCCTGCACAGCTTCCACCGCCTACAAGGAAGCTCTGGCCGCAAAGCGTACCCTGAGCCGCAACGGCGTGCCGCAGGCTGGCCGCTGGATGATCGTCAGCCCCGAGTATCTGGAGATCCTCATGCAGGACGACCGCTTCATCAAGCAGGGCGATTTGTCCCAGCAGCTGGTGCAGGCCGGCGCGGTGGGCCAGATCGCAGGCTTTGCGGTGTACGAGTCCAACAACATGGATTTTGAGAACGCCACCCGCGTGGCCACCAAAAAGACCACCACCGAGTTCATCTGCGGCCATCCCAACTGGTGCCACCGCGTCATGGAGTGGCAGACCCCGGTGCACCTGCAGGATCTGGGCGGCTCCGGCAAGTACATCGGCGCATCCGCTGTGCAGGGGCGCAAGGTGTACGGCATCAAGGTGTCCAAGCCCAAGACCCTGTACATCAAGCGCATCGAGGCGTAAGGCCATGCTCTACTGCACCTATGACCAGTATGCGGCGGCGGGCGGCACGGTGCCGGAAACGGCCTTCGGGGTGCTGTGCAGCCGGGCTTCCCGCATGATCGATGCCGCCACCTTTGGCCGGGCCGAGATCCACGCCGCCGGGTGTGAGGCCTGCCGGGAAGCGCTGGCGGATGCCTGCGCCCAGATCGTCGGCCTGCTGGCCGCTGCATCTGCGGCGGGTGCTGTGCCGGGTGCTGCCAGCGTCTCCAACGACGGCTACAGCGTCACCTTTGGCAGCAATGCCAGCGTGACCGCGGCCAGCAGGCAGGAAGCCTATGAGATCCTCCGCACCGCGCTGGGCAGTGACCCGCACGATCTGCTGTACAGGGGGATTTTGTGATGCAGACAGCCGTTACTGTGGTGAACCTCATCCACGACACTGCCACCGAGACCGACACGCCGGTGTGCTGGGTGTTCCCCGGGTGCAGCTGGCGGGAATGCCGCTCCACCTCCGGCTCCGGCACTGCCAAGGACCCGGAGCGCACCACCCACATCCGCATCCCGGCCAGCGTGTGCACGGCGGGCTATCTGCCCTATGCCCAGTGGGCGGCGCTGTCTGCTGCCGAAAAGGCCAAACACTGGACCCTGAAACGCGGCTGGAAGCTGGTGCAGGGCGCGGTGCCTGCCTTGACCGAAGCCGAGTACGCCAAACTCGAAAAAACGCACCTGTGCTGCACAGCGGCGGCTGTCTCCGATAACCGGGAGCCGCTGCTGCCCCACTGGCACGTGGAAGGGAGCTGATACCATGAGCGCACCGGTTTTTGATTTCAAGATCACGTTCCGGCCCGGCTTTCAGGCCGACATGGATGCGCGGTTCGCAAGGCTGCAATTTGCGTTCTCGCAGAAGGTGGCCGATGTTGTGGACAAATATGTGCCGCTGGAAACCGGCACACTGAAAGGCAGCGTGAATCAGGCATCCGACTTCAAGGAAGGCCTGCTGGTGTACAACACCCCCTACGCCCGCAGGCAGTATTACCTGCACGAACAGGGCACCGACCTGCACGGCGCGAAGGGCGAAACGGAACGTCACCGCGGTTCCTACTGGGGACAAAACGCCATCGCTGACCACAAGGACGAGCTTGAAAAGTTCGCCCATGATGCCGCAAAGCAGTTTCTGGGAGGGAACAAATGAGCGAAACCGTAAAGCCCACCATTGCCGCTCTGCGGGCATGGCTCAAGACCTGCCCGCTGATTGCCGACGAGCAGGAAGCCACCGGTGCAGCATTCCGCATTGCCGGGCTGGAAGAAGAATCCACCGCATTTTCCATCGAGGACAGCCCCGGTGATCCCATCCTTACCGAGTACATCTCCGGCTGGGAAATGGCGAAGAATTACCTTTTCCTGTCTCGCGGTGAGTACAGCGAGATGGATTCCGTTAACATCCAGAACAGCGGCTTTTTCGAGCAGCTCACCGAGTGGGTCATGCAGCAGGATGCCCGGCACAACCTGCCCGACCTCTCGGCCTGCGGCGGGAATAAAACCCCCACCGGCATTGCCGTGACGAACAGCGGCTACATCGTCACAAACAGCGCGGGCAGCTGTAAGATGCAGCTGCAAATGCGTCTGACCTACTACATGCCCAAATGAAAGGAGTTTTGATATGACTGTATCTGAAGCCATTACCAAGTCCGGCCTCACGCCCAGCGCGTCCTACACCGGCATTGAGACGGCGAACGATTTTGTGCTGGCGTTCCAGATCGAGAGCACCCAGACCAAGGAAAGCCAGTGGATCGTCTGCGCTGACCATGTGAAGGAGCATTCCGGCTCCCTGAACGCCACCACCGAGGATGCCCAGTACATCCGCACCGGCAACGTCACCGAAAAGACCGGCACCCAGCGCACCCTTACCGTCAACGGCGACCGCTGCGTGGGCGATGCTTTTCAGGATTTTGTGCTGAGCCACAAGATCGTGTACGGTACCGGCAGCGATATCATTGTGCCGTACATCTACTTCAGCCTGCGCACCGGCAAGGGCGAGAAAGGCAGCGCTGCCATCATCGTCACCAGCGATGTGGGCGGTGCAGCCGGTTCCAAGGCCACCTTTGCCTGCGACGTGAAGGCCATCGGCACGCCGGACGAGTTTGACTACACCCCCGCCACCCAGTCCGCTGAGCCTGCCAAGGCCGTCAAGGCCGTCAAGGGCTGATTTTTTTCAAACACAGTCCCCGCTCCATACCCGGAACGGGGATCTTTTATGCCGTGAACAAAGCTTATTCCTCCGGGGCAGAACCGGGGCACGGCCCAAGAAAGGAGCCAGAACATGGTTATTTGTGGACAGGAATTTGAATTTTCCCTGATGAACGCCAACGACCTTGACCGCTTTGAGGATGCCAACGAGCGGATGCAGCGCAGGAGTGCCGAGGAAGCAGAGCAGTTCCGGCGCGGCGGTGTCCGTCTGGGCGACCATGCACGTGCACAGGCACGCATTGCCATGGACTGCATCGACGAGATCCTCGGTGCAGGCGCATCCGCCCGGCTGGGGCTTGACGAAAACTACATGGCCCCCATCTATGACGTGATCGAGGAGCTGGGCAATGCCTTTGCCGCCGAGAAGCAGCGCTATGCCGCAAAGCCTGCCCAGCCCATGAACCGGGAGCAGCGGCGCGCAGCGGCAAAGCAGCAGCGCAAGCAGAAACCCGTGTCCCGCAGCGAGGGTTTCCACCCGCAGGTGGCAAGCCGCCCGGCGCAGCAGCCTATCACCCAGACCAACACTTTCTGGCCGGACACGGAAATCGGGACCCGCCGCAAGACCGACCAGCTGATCGATGCCCGGCAGGCTGTGAATGCCCTGCGGGACGACCCCGATGCCATGCAGCAGCTGGCGGCATACGCACTGCAGATCGCCGCAGAGCGCCATGTCTGATCTGCTGCTGGACGAGTTGCCCACCCGGTGGCACGGACACGAGATCATCCCGGATTTCCGGCCCATGGTCTGGCTGGTCAACGCCTATGTGCGCGGCCAGACAGGAGATGATCCCATCGGTTTTGCGGTCAGCGCCCTCTGGCGTTTTTACAAAGACCCACACTGTTTTCTGAACGACCCTCAGAAGATCATCGATGCCTACGGGTACATGATCGAGTTTTATAAGGCGGGCGAAAAAGCAGCCGAAAGCGCCGCAGCTGAAAGCAGTACCGTGCCCTCTTCCGGTCTTGCCTTCGACTACCAGTGTGACGCGCCCCACATTGTGGCGGCGTTCCAGCAGGCCTACGGCATCGACCTGACCCGCGAAAAGGTGCACTGGTTCCGCTTCCGGGCACTGTTCGCGGCCCTGCCGGAGGATACCCTCATGGCAAAGATCATGAGCTGGCGCACCATGGACCTGTCCGAGTACGAGGGCAGTATGCGCGACCGCTACGCCGACCTTCAGGAGCGCTTTGCCCTGCCTGCTGAGCTGAGAGGGGGTGCCGCCCGTGTCGTGTCCGTCGAAGAGCATGACGCTGCGTTCCTTGCGCGGTTCCGGCACTAGCCGCGCCCCGGTGCCCTGCCCCTATTGCGGCCGGGCGCTGCCGGTGTGGGCAGAAAATGCCGCATCCGCCCATGGCCTGTGGGTAAAATGCAAAAATCCCGCCTGTAAGCGGGAGGTAGAGATCAAGTTATAACAGCCTGTGCCCTTGTGCCCGCGCTCCGAATGAGAGGTGGACACAGTGGCATTTGATTTTGACGTTACCGGCAACACCAAACTGGATACCAGCGGTTTTACCAATGGCATTTCCAGCATGACGGTGGCTGCTGGTAATCTGATCGCTGACTTTGTAAAATCGGCCAGCAGCAAAATGGCCGAGCTGGTGACTTCCTCGGTCGATATTGGTGCATCGTTCGAGACAGCCCTTGCCAAGGTCGGCACCATCGCCGACACGAGCAAGGTCTCTGTGGGCGATCTGAACAAGCAGATCCTTGATACATCCGGCAGCATGGGCGTTGCCGCTGCAGACATTGCCGAAGCAGCCTATCAGGCCATCAGTGCCGGACAGGATACAGCAAACGCCGTAGCTTTTGCCGGACAGGCTTCCAAGCTGGCTGCTGCTGGCTTCACTTCCAGCAGTTCGGCGGTCGATATCCTGACCACCGCGCTGAATGCCTATGGACTGAGTGCAGATCAGGCCATCCATGTATCGGATGTGCTGCTGACCACCCAGAATCTGGGCAAAACCAGCGTGGATGAGCTTTCGTCCAGCATGGGCAAGGTCATTCCTCTGGCTGCAGCGTATGGCGTGACCGTCGAAAATCTGTCCAGTGGTCTGGCCGTCATGACCGCAAATGGTATTGCAACGGCAGAAGCCACCACCTACACCAAGTCCATGCTCAACGAACTTGGCGATGCCGGCTCTACTGTCGGCAAAATTTTGCAGAAACAGACCGGCAAGAGCTTTGCTCAGCTGAATGCTGAGGGCAAGAGCCTGGGCGATGTTCTGCAGATTTTGTATAAGAGCGTCGGCGGCAGCAGCACTGCCTTTGCAGGTCTGTGGTCGAGTGTGGAAGCAGGCACCGGTGCATTGTCACTGGCATCCGGCGGCGCTGAACATTTCAACGATGTGCTCAGCCAGATGCAGAACAGCGCAGGCGCTACCGAGACCGCCTACGAGACCATGACCGACACCTTTCAGCACAAGGTGGAGACCATGCAGACGGCTGCCCAGAACTTTGGCATCACCCTGTATGACTCGCTGGAATCCTCTCTGAGCGATGCCACTCAGTGGGGCACAGACTGTCTCACCCAGCTGACCACCGCCCTGTCTGAGGGCGGGCCGGAAGCCATGCTGGCCGCTGCCGGAGAGATCATCTCCGATCTGGCGGCAGGCATTGCCGAGCAGCTGCCCGGCCTGATGCAGACCGGCGTGGACATCATTACTCAGCTGACCCAAAGCCTGACTGATGCCATGCCCGCAATGCTGGACACCGCAGGCGAAGTGCTAGGCACTCTGGCGCAGGGCATCATCGACAACCTGCCGGAGCTGATTGTCTGCGCAGCACGCATTATCTCCGAGCTGGTGAACTACCTCGGCGATCACGCTGACGACATCATGGATAAGGGTGTCCAATTCGTTGAGAGCATTATCACCGGCATCACCGCAGCGCTGCCCCAGCTCATCACGTCGGCGGCTGGCTTGATCGCCAAATGGGCAGCTGCCCTGATTGCCCATCTGCCGGACATCCTCAAGTGCGGTGCAGCTATGCTGACCACGCTGGTGGACGGTATCATCAGCAGCATCGAAAATCTGGCCGAAGCAGCCCTCGCCTGCATCGCAAAGCTGGTGGGTGTCTGGGACGGAAACATGGACGAGTTCGGCCATATTGGTGAAAACATCGTTCAGGGCATCATCAACGGCATTGCAGGCATGTGGGGCAAGCTCACCTCGTGGGTGTCCGGCCTGATTGCCAACCTCGTTGGGACGGCCAGCAATGCCGCCACCACCGGCGTCGCGTCCGGCGCTGCTTCTGCGGTGGCATCAGCCTACAACGGCAAAGAAATGAACCGTGACCAGCGGCATCAGGACGCACTGGCAGGCAAGGGCATCAGCAACAAGAGCTGGACTGAGCGCCAGAACGAAGCAAAGGCCGCAGCGGCCGAAAGCCAGAAAGCCGCCTCCACCATCTCCCAGTCCGCAGGCAAAGCCGCATCTGCTGTCAGCACCTCCGGCAAAAAGGCCAGCGCCAGCACCAAAGCCGTCACTGCGTCCGTAGTCAAGTCCATCTCCGACACGACCACTACCGTGAAAGACGGCATCACCCGCACGGTGGAGACGGTCAACGAGACCCTTTCCAACGGCAAACAGCAGCAGAAACAGACCATCACCGAGACTTCCCGGCAGATGGTGGATGGTGTGCTGAAGGATGTCAAGACCATCACAGAGGTGGCTGCGGACGGCACCCAGACCGTCAAGCAGACCATGGAGACAGTGCGGGAGACCGCTAAGACGGTCACCTCCACCTTCGAGACGCTGGCAGACGGGGTCAAGACCACCACCCAGACCGTCACCGAGACCCTGACCGACGGCACCGAGACCCAGAAGCAGGTCATCACCGAGGTCTACGACGACGTGGTGGACGGTGCCCTTGTGACGGTGGAGAAGATCAAGACCGTCGCCGCCGACGGCACCGTGCAGGTGGCCAAGCAGATCAAAAAATCCAGCGCAGACACCTTTGACGGCCTGTGGAAGGAGATCCAGACCGAAGCAGATACCGGCGTGCTTGGCACCTTCGATGACCTGTACACCGCCGTCAAGAATCAGGACTGGCTCTCCGTCGGCAAGTGGGTGGCAAACACCATCTACGGCGGTCTGACCGCCGACCAGAAGAAGCAGGTCAGTGATTTTGCCCTTGGCATCGTGACTAAGCTCAACAAAGCGCTGGGCGGTGCCCGCGATCAGCTGGTGCAGGGAGCTATCGACCTTGGCGGGCAGATCGTGAACGGCCTGACCGGCGGCTTCTCTGAGGTCTGGCAGCAGGCGCAGGGCCTTGGCTCCACCCTCATGGAGATCTTCGGCGGGCTGAAAGCACCGCTGAGCAATGCGGCCCTTGCCATCAGTCAGGGCCTGAGCGGCGGTCTGCTGTCCAGCTTCCCCACCATTTTTGCGGGTGTCGCTTCCCTGATCGGCGCGGTCGGTGCAGCCTTTGAAGGCCTGCTGACCGCGATCTCCGCCGCGCTGAGCGCGACCGTTTTCGGCATCCCGATGGGCCTGATCGTGGCAGCGGCAGCGGTCGCGCTGGGCGTTGCCATTGCGGCCATCGTGGGCAGCATGGGCGGCTCCAAAAAGAACGTAAGCCACGGTGGCGGTTCCTCTGGCGGTGGTTCGTCCGGCTCCGGCGGCATGGGCAGCGTGGACATCACCACCGGCACCGGCAGTCTGGAAGATGCCATCAACGCCAACACCAAGGCGCTGGAAAAGACCAACTCTGCCCTTGCCGATATGATCCGGCAGGCGGGGGCGCTGGTGCTTTCCGACAACATGCGCCTCGGCTCCACCGTGGCCGCTTCCGGCACTGCACAGGTGGTGTCCGCTGCCAACAGCTACCACCGGGAGGGTGATACCAACATCACCCAGAACTTCTACAACGGCCACGACACCGCCGCCGCACAACAGCGGGAAGCCCGCTGGGAGGCCGACAAGGCCCGCCGCCAGCGCCGATGAAAGGAGGACACTGTGTTCTTTAAAGATCATCTCAAGATCGTGACAGATGCCGGTGCCGTCCTGCATCTGGGCTGGGACTACGACGCTCCCTACGTTCTCGACCCGCTGAACGGGGTGGATGTGGACCTGCAGACCGCGCAGGGTGTCAATCAGATTGGCGACACCGTGGAGGGGCAGAGCGTCTCCGGCGTGTCCCGCACCCTGTCGGTCGTGTTCTGGGGCAGGGATGCGTTGACCCGTGCAAGAGCTTTTACCAAAAAGCTGCCCTACTTCACCAAGGGTACTCTGTACTTTGGCGACCACTATTTCACCCGGTTCGTGCTGCAAAAACTGCCCTATTTTTCCAGCTACACGCCGGACCCGCGCTGTGAGCTGATGCTCTACAGCGAGAAACCCTATTGGTACGATCTGAACGCCGTCAGCAGCGTGCTGGGCGGGTATGAGAAAGCGTTCCGGTTTCCCGTCTGCTATGACCGTCATATCTACGGCATCAAACGGGACGGCACGGCGGCAGTGCTGCGCAACGAGGGCAGCCTGCCGGTGCCCTTCACGGCCACCCTGCGGTGCGACATGCCGGTGACGCATCCCAAGGTGGTGGATCTGCAGACCGGGGCCTTCATCGGCTTTGACCTGACCCTGCAGCCGGACGAGACGCTGGAAATCTACCGCAGCACATCCGACCGGCTGGCCTGCACCCTGACCCGGGCAGGCGTGACCGAGAACATCTTTGCAAAGCTGGACGAGGACAGCACCCTCACCGAGCTGCAGCCCGGCGATAACATGCTCTCCATGCAGGCCGAGAACGGCTCCGGCTACCTGCAGGCATCCGTGAGCTTTTACCCGATGGAGGCGGGCATCCTGCCCGAACCGCTATGAGAATAGACGTTTTGGACGCAGACACCCTTGCCCGCGTGGGCTGGGTGGACGTGTGGGTGTCCCTCTATTGGGACAGTCCCTATTACTCCGAGGGCAGCTTCACGCTGGAGGTGCGTCCCACCGCCGAGAACCTGCAGCTTTTGCAGGAGGGCCGCTGGCTGGTGCGCAGCGACGAAAGCCCGCGCATCCCCATGCGCATCTGCTCCCGCGCCAACCAGAACGAGGACTCGAATTTGGTCGTGAGCGGCTACCCGGCAACATGGCTGCTGACCAAGCGGGTGTCTGCGGTGAGCATCAAGAACCAGAACGCCGAAGCCGCCATGCGCAGCCTTGTGAGCGCCGCAAAGCCGTGGCCCCGCCTTGAGCTGGGCACCGAGTACGGCTTTGACACCACCTTTGAAAAGCAGACCTCCGGCGGCAGTATTTTCGACTACTGCCAGACCATCGGGCAGGCCTGTGATCTGGGGTTCCGCATCGTGCTGGACGGCAAGGGCAGCAAGAAAAAGCTGCTCTTCGAGTGCTTCCGGCCCACCTTCGACCCGAACCGCAGATACAGCCCCCAGTGGGGCAATCTGCTGAATTCCGGGTGGAGCTTTTCCGATACCGATTACGCCAACGTGGCCCTTGTGCAGGGCGCTGGCGAAGGTAACGAGCGCGCCACCGTTTGGGTGGGCGATGTAAACGCCACTGGCTCCGACCGGCGGGAAATGTACATCGATGCCCGGGACATCAAGCCGGACGAGGACAAAAACGAGACCAGCACCAGCCAGAGCTATCTGGCAAAGCTGGCTGACCGGGGCGGCGAAAAGCTGCTGGCCCAGCTGCGCACCGGCTCGATCGAGTTTGACGTGGACGATGATACCCTGCAGGTGGGCGACGTGCTGAGCGCCAGCCTGCCTCAGCTGGGCTACACTGCCATGGTGCGGGTAGCCGACATCATCACCCAGAGCGAGGACAGCGGCACCACCCGCACCATCCGGCTGGGCACGCCCACATGGCACAAGACTTAGGAGGACTTTATGGCTGATATCATTACTTACCCCGAAAACGGCATTACCTACGATGCCGACGACGCTTCGGGTTACCTCGCCACCCGCCTGAGCGGCGTGTACAGCGCCGAGGAGGATTTTGCCGTCACAGCACAGGGCGGCCTGAGCGTGCAGGTGAGCGCCGGTCAGGCATGGGTGCGCCCGGCGCGGTTCAAGGGCCGCAGCATCATCATGGAGCAGCCCACCACACTGCCCCTGACCGCCGCCGATGCCGTGCGCAGCCGCATTGACCGTGTGGTTCTGCGCTACGATGCCGCCGCCAAAAAGACCCGCCTGCAGGTGCTGGAAGGTGTCCCGAATTCTGCCGGGCCTGCTGCCCCGGCCATCACCCGCACCGAGCTGATCTACGACCTCTGCCTTGCCGAGATCAAGCGCCCTGCAGGCTCCACCGCCGTTACCGTCGCCGACATCTACGACACGCGCGCAGATGAGACCGTCTGCGGCGTGATGCGGGACGGTGTGCATGGCATCCCGGCGGAAACGCTCATCCAGATGCTGCGGCAGAAGATCGCAGAGGTGGACAATGGCAACTTTTACGATAAGGCTGAAACGGATGCGTTGCTGAATGCATTGCGGAATCAGGTGGACCGCAAGATTTCTTCCGCCATTTCTTCCGCCACATCCATTACGGCTTCCGGTGATGGCTATATCCGTTTTGCAGATGGCACACAGATTTGCTGGCTCAAATTCGATGGCTGGTCTAGAAAGGGCTACGATCCCTATTTTCCGTTTCCTGTGCCATTTGCTAACACAAATTATGGTGCCGGTTTTGCTCTTGGCGCAGGCGTAGACTACAGTGTCAACGTAGAATGTTACGTATTCAACCGTGCTACTACTGGATTATGTGTACGCACTATCTATAAAGGAAGTATTGTCGTCATAGGTCGCTGGAAGTAAAGGAGGCGCAGCATGGAAATCAAAATTGGATTCGTCCTTGCAAAACCTGTGGAGACACAGGCGCAGTGCGATGCATACACCGCTATGGTGGAAGCAGTAAACGCCCACAATGCCGCCTGCGCTGTGGGCGATACGTTGTGGAGCATCGCGGATAAACCGGGCTGCTACGAGGTAACAGACGGCGGAGTAATGCCTGACCCTGCGGACCAGCCCGAACCGGAGCCGACATTTAAAGAGCAGTTAGCATCCGCTCAATCCGCTCTTGCCGACGCAGACGCTTTGAACCTTGACCAGGACTACCGCCTAA